TATAACCTAAATACCATTAATAAAGGGTTTCAGTAACTACAAAGTCAACTACAAAGTGCCAAACAAACTACAAAGTCCCATTTTTTAGAGTTTCCTTAGAAAATAGCCACTTTGTAGTTTTTGGGGTACTTTGTAGTCGGAGTTTGTAGTTGGATTTTCTCTTTACAGCCTTTAATTTTAAAAAGTTCCAAAAAGATTGTAGTTTTTGTAGTCGGTTTATTTTTCCACCTTTTTGAATCCCCTTTGCTGTCCGTAATCACCGTATTTCAGAGGGTGTCTTATCCGCTCCCAGCCCTTTATAGTTTCCAGTATTCCGTTAATCTCCATACTGTCGGAATTTCTTATGTACCCTTTTTTCATTCCAAAGCATTCAACCAGTATTTCAACCGCACATACTCTGTCTCTAGGAACCAATCTAATACCTTCGATATTGAAACCACTGTAAAAACCATTTCTTTTTTCTAAGTTCCATTTATGCCAGTCTTCTGGTATATCTTTTTCCAAAAAATCTAATATGATACCTTCCTTTGCGTTTGAGATTCTATGCTCTTCCTGTTTCTGTTCCGCTATCTTTAACGCTTCTCCGGTTAAAAATAAGTCCGTTCCAATAATATAATTTGTATAGGCTTCCGCCCATATCTGGTCAACTTCATTGTCAAGGTTATCCCAAATGCTCTTCTTAGGTTTCACAATCCCAACTTCAACTGGCCAGAACCTCCTGTTCCCTGTCCTGTCCCTTAGGAACTCCGAATCATTTGAAGTTCCAAAGAACACGCAACGTCTAGGATATTTCTCTGTAACTCTTCCGTAAGCCTTACGGTAGATGTCGTCCTGCTTGCTTAAAAACTGCTTTATCAAATTGGTTTCACTCCGGTTAAATCCTGTAAGCTCCCCAAGTTCATTAATCCACGTTCCTTGAATCATTTCGGCGGCCTCCTTGCCTTCAAAAGTTTGAAGGCTGTCAGAATACCAATTTTTACCAAGTTTTGCTAAAAATGTACTTTTACCGATTCCCTGCTTTCCAGTAAATATCGGCATATAATCATATTTAACTCCGCCCTCAACGGCTCTTGCAACTGCCGCCGCCAGGGATACCTTCATAACTTCCCTTGTATAGATGCTGTCCTCTGCACCGAGATAATCTCTTAAAAGTGTTTCTACTCTAGGCTTGCCGTCCCACTTGACGCTCTCCAAGTAATCCCTTACGCTATTGTATCGTCTTTTATGAGAAACAAGCATAAGTGCATCGTTAACTTTATTTTCTCCAGTAAGGCCATACCTGTTTTCAAGATAGTTTCTTAAACCGCTGTCATCCACTTCCTCATACTGCCTTATTTCATTTCTGTTGTCCCATGGCGTAGTTCCCACAACCATTGCCCTGTTCGCAAATTCATCTATAGCAAACCTACCTTTTAAATTTATATCGTTTTCCAGTACAATTTCTATATTTTTTATAGTCTTTAAATACTTCCCATTCTCATTTTCTGCCAGCAGGTTCATCCACTCAACATCTGTATCCTCGTCATCAATTGTCGTAAAATCCTGTGCCGCCTTTTCGTACCGCTCTTTATTTAATATTGCTGACACTTCTTTTATTTCTCTTGCAAGCCTTGACATTTCAGTAAATGAAGGCAGTTTGCTCGTAGGTGTCCCTTCCTTTGAATCTGCGTCCATATCAGAGAATTTATGGAGCCTTACCATATCGAAAGCATTACATAGTTTTCCACTGCAGGGATCCGTTGCATGATGTGAATACACAAAGATATCATCATATATTATAGCTCCGCCAAATGTGCTTCCTTGAGTGTACGTCATTCTTTTTCCGTCATCTGATACCTCATACTCTTCCGGAATAAACTTTTCCACTGCTTCAGCTATCGTGAAAGTTTTGCAGAAGGCCCCAATCAGTCCGCTTTTCTCTAATGGATTTTCCTGTTTTTTAAGAAGCCTATCTGTAACTTTTTCAGCTCCAGGAACTTGTGGCCACTCACTCATATTTTTCCAGTCATCGTATAGGTTAAGCGTACCGTCAACTGATACAGGTGGATTTTCTAGGTTAAAACTATAATAAATTTTATAGTTCACATCCTGCGAACAGCTTGGCCAGAACATCAGCCTTGCAGGTTCAAAAGTTGTAGGGTCGCACATTTCAATCCCTAATCTCTGGGCAACTTTTCTTGATACAGGTTCATATTCGTCAGGTGTCATATCTCTGTCAGCAAGGAACATAACTCTCAATCTTGGAGCAGCTTCAGAATGCTTACGAGTGGGATGTATCACATACGACACATCCAAAGCTTTCACCTTTTCCATAACTTCTTTTGTTTTCCCGCTTGGAATGTTGTCAAGATCCAGGGTGATTAACGAACGGCTTAATAAATTTGTGTTTTTTCGCTTCCCGTCTTTTAATTCCCCAGCAACGAATCCGCCAACATCTTTCAGGTTATCCTGCTGTGATTTTCTCAGCTTCATAAAACTTTCATATGTTTCAGTTGTCCTTGTAGGATTTTCAAGTCTTTTAATAAACTCGCTCCACAGCAGCTTCTCGGTTTTCCAGTGAGTTTCTTTTCTGCTCCCGGCAGTTGATATTACTATTTCCCTATTTGTCATTTTTCCTCCTTTCGACTAATTGCTTTTTTCTCATTTTTTAAAAGCCTATATACGCAACCCAAAAATCCTCTGTTATACCAAATTCTTTTAATCCATCTACCAAAGTTTCTTTAGATAGAAGCTGTTCCTTAACATACAAAACAAAATCATCAGAGATAGATTTTTTATATGAAACTTTAATTTTGAACCCACTACGATTAATAAATGATATTTCCCCTTCATAAGTGGATCTAATTTTATCAGCTTCAAAACTTAAACTTCCTCTATCTTTAAATAAACACTCTATTTTCATTATTTCATACCTTCTTTCATTATCTAATCTTTCTTGTAATACAATGTTTCAAAGCCGTCAGCCTTTAATATAAGCCCCTCAGCCCACTCAATATTTTGCCCCATTATCTCGCACACTTCATCTACAGATGTTCCCATAGGTGCTTCAATGACCACCTCATCGTGAATATGCATTACAATTTTAAATCCTTTTTCAGTTAATCTTTTTATCGACACAGCAAGACAGTCTCTTGCGATAGCCTGAACTACATTTTCCGTTAATTTTCCGCCATAAGTATCTGTTGTTTCCCATTTTCCGCTTGTCTGATTACTTGACTTGTAAGTAATAACTTGTGACCCCCAGCTATTTTCCCTAGTTCCAGGGTTAGCGTAATACAGTTTACGCCCACTTGGAAGTGTTATGGTAAAAAAGTCCATACCATTTGCCAAATCACCTTCCCTGCTTAGTAACAGGTCTTTTACTGCTACCCTTGAGCCTGATTCAATTACATCTACTGCAGCGTTTCCAAGGCTATACCATAAGTCAACTATTCTGCGGTTTGAATTTCGCCACATCCGTACAATTTCAGGCAGTTCTTCCTGAGTAAGCCCCATATCTATCGCCCCCATTGCAGTCAGTGCACCTGGTCCACCTTGATAACCCAGTGCAAGCTCAGCAATTTTCCCTTTCTGCCTCAAATGATAATTTTCTTTGCCTTTTGCGATTGTCTCAATTGGAACTCCGAACATCTGTGAAGCTGACGCTTCGTAAATCTTTCCGTGAGTCCTGAATACTTCAGTTCTCCACCGCTCTCCAGCAAGCCAGGCAATCACTCTTGCTTCTATTGCCGAAAAATCTGCAATTACAAACTTCTTCCCTTCCTCTGGAACAAAAGCTGTACGGATTAGCTGTGACAAAGTATCAGGTATGTTGCTGTATAAAACGCTTAACGTGTCAACATCTCTTCTTTTTACAATTTCCCTTGCGTCGTCAAGATCCACCAAGTAGTTTCGTGGAAGATTCTGAACCTGGACAAGCCTTCCAGCCCATCGTCCAGTACGGTTGGCTCCGTAGAACTGCAAAAGCCCTCTCACTCTTCCGTCGTTTCCAAGCGCTTCTCTCATTGCCACATATTTTTTAGTACTTGTCTTGCTAAGCTCCTGCCTTATTTCAAGAACTTTCTTCACATCCCCTGAAGTGTCGTCAATCAGTTTTTTCACAGTTGCTTTTTGTAAGTTTTCTACTTCTGCGCCGTTTTCTTTTAACCATTTTGACAATTGAGCCGTACTGTTTGGGTTTTCGAGTTTTGTTATCTGTCTTGCAGTTTCCATTAAATGATCATTCCAGGTATCACTTACATACAAGGCACTATCGACAAGTTCCGTATCAATCTTGATTCCATTGGCATTCATTCTTATGTCGGTTCTCCACAAATCCCATTCAAATTCAGGAACAACGACGCTTCTCAGTTTGTCGGCAATTGCCATTTCTGCTACAACATCCTGCCTGTTATATTCGATATACAGTTGCCATTTTTCAGGTTCGTGGTGGGGCATATTTCTAGTTCTCTCACCGTTTCTCTTTGAAGGCTTGCAGGGAACGCTGAAGTATTTTATAAGTGCCTTCCCTGTTGCTGATTTTTTCTTGTCATCCTTAAATCCCAGTGCCTTACCAACTTTTTCCAGTCCGCCAGGATAGCCTGCATAATAGCCGTGAATCATTGTGCACTCCCACTGATTTAATGATGTCAGATATCCAGCCTGATTAAGACAGCTCCACTCAAATGCGGCATTGTAGGCTCGCAGTAGAGTTTTCCCATCGTTTAATCTTCCAATTATTTCAACGGGGATTTTTTCCCCTTGAGCTAGATCCACAACTTTTACATCAGAACCGTTTAGCGAATAAGCAAAAAGAAGGATTTCAAAATCATCACTCTGAGCGTATTTATAAAGCCCCGCTTTTGCTATATCCACACTACTAAACGTTTCGATATCTATGTTTAATACATCCATCTGATTTTTATCCTTCCTTAGTTTGAAATAACCACGCAGGATAAACCCACGTGATTATCTAAATTTCTATTAATATAAAGCGTCATCTTCATCATCGACAACAGCAAAATCCTGTTCAGCAGTTCTTGTACCTGCAAGACTCTCTCCATCCTTAATTTTTTGGATGTTCCCTAACCCTGCACCTATCCCTTTCTTTCCTGCGAAAAGATAAGGGAAGAAATTAACTGCCACATTTGCATAGCACCCGCTGTAAATCTCGCTCTGATCTAGTATAGGCTGTACCCTTCTGTCAACCACCTGTGGCGGATAGTCAGCTTTTGCAGAGGCTGTAAACACCCAGTGCCCTTTACACTCAGGCCCAAACTGTTCACCGTTTTGTTTTACGCCATCTCCGTCCCAAATAGGGTTCGGCACTGTTGGGGGTTTTACTCCATTCCATTTTTCCGATACTCCTAACTCTGTAGCGGCTTTTATTGCCGCATCTATTTTCTGTTTTGTTTCCACATCAGTTTTTGGCACAAGAATCGTTGTACTGAATTTCTCCTCTGCCCCTGGTGTAGCCGCATGCGGTTTAAATACATGCACATAGCTTAATCTCCCTCTTACTGTTACTCTAGTTCCATTTAAATTTTCCATTCTAATCATCCTTTCCATTATTGTCTAAATTTATAAAATCATCACTTGCATTGATTACATCATTTACATACGGAGCCCTTTTATCTGACTCCGGCACTAACGTAGGTTTACCTTTAGGTTTTATTATGAAATCCCCTACATACTCATTGAAATCTTTTTTCCCTACTACTCCCTCAAGCTGTGTCAACGTAAGCACTTTTCTTTCATACATCAGCTCTTCTGCAACTCCTTTTTCCTTCAGGACTTCCATTGCCTTCTCGGTATCTGAAAACGTTCTTACTGATCTTCCTTCAACAACTTTCCATCCTGGCACGTACTCTCCTCGAAGTATTGCTTGCTGGCAGTAATTCTCAATATCCTTAACCCATTTTACGACATCCCTTGCCCTGTTAAGAATTTCCCCCATTTCTTCATTGCTTAAAATATTCCCTTTAAGTTTCATCTCTGCTTCAAGCGACATATTGGCTTCCGCCCTGGCTCTGCATAAAGCCTTTGCCCTGCAGAACGTACATTGTCCAACCTTAAAATCACCTTCACCTTTGAATGCTTTTTCAGCATTGGGCTTGACCTCATTTTCTGCCCATTTCATAAGTTCGTCTGCTGAAATCTCAAATATGCTTACGATGTCCAGTCTCGGCTGTATAATTCCCATATTTATATTTTCAATGTCATTGAACAGTGAAAATTCAAGATAAGCTCCTAGTGAATAAAGCATAAGCTGTGGGTTGTCCTCTGCCGATACAGGCACACCTTTCCCATACTTTAAATCTCGTATGTACAAAGTGCCATTATCTACTGTAACAAAGTCGCAGGTTCCAAAGCCTTCCGGAACATACTCGCTAAAGTCAACTTTTTTTTCAATCTCAGCTGTACCTGGCTTGTCAAACGACATCAGAAGCTCCTTTATATTATCCACATAAACATCCGTATAGTTTTCCATTTCAGGTTTGTACAGCTTATGTGACTTCAGCTTTTTCATTTTGCTGTTGAATGTACGAAGGCTCATAGGTTTTAAGTATTTTGTCAGTTTCAGCTCCGACATTTCATGAGCCAAAGTTCCTTCTTCTGCGAACTCGCTTGAACAATCAGGGAACATATCCTCAAGTCTCGCACTTGGGTTGCAGTTCATCCATCTGCTAGCCCCGCTTGCGCTAAGCAGGGCATGGTTTCTATCCTTGTGATTTCCTTCCATTAGATTCTTACTCCTAACTCTCTTAAATCATTTGCAAAACCTTCATAGTTTATAGGATCTAAGTCATCCAATTTAGAAACTCTGTATACATCCCTTATAAGCGTTCTTAATGCGGCACCTTTTCCAAGCCTTGACATTTCAGCACATCCAGCTCTTAACTGTTCAAGTGTTAAACTTGGAACAGCTGCTGCTGGAACACTTGCTTCTTCTTTTTCAGGTGTTTCTGTTTCTACAGTTTTGGTTTCTTCTTTCGGCTTCTTCTCAACTTTCTTTTGAACTTTTTCCACAATGTTCTCAGACTTTTCCACAGTACCATTTTTCGCTTCAACATCTTTCACATCGTTAGTCTGCCAATTTTTCATCTCTTGTTTAACATAACCATCTTCTGCAGGTGTCAACTGCATAAATTTCTGGATTTTTCCAACTACTGTTCCGGCAGGATTTGTAATTGTCGTAGTATTCCCAAGTGCTAATAACGCCCTTGAAAAATCTTTAATTATTGGTTTGCTTCCTTCTTCAATCTCGATTACTAATTTTAATTCCATTATATAATATCTCCTTCATCAATTTTATAATTCTAACTATAAGTTCCCTAAAATATAATCATCAATTATCCCCAAGCTATCCAGCTCTTCCATTAATACTCTTAACCTGAACTCGCCTTTCAATTCTGAAAGATTGTTGTAAATTTCTTTCCTGTCGCTCCAGTCTATGTGTTCCCAGCCATCTATCTCACAATCAATCCTGTTAAGAAATTCCTCAACGTATTCATCATATGGACGGTATATATGTATTTCTTCCTTACTGGCAAGATATTCCAGATAGTCCCCTCTCTCAATTAATTCCGACAAGGCTCCTTCTTCCCAGTCCCCTATGTTGTATTCGGTAAGTTCCAAGTCTTCAGCAAACTGGGTTAGTGTATAGCCTTTGTCAAACTTCTTTTTCAGCATTTCTATCTGTTTTTCTGTAAGTCCTGAATTTTTCACATTGCATTTTTCCTTTCTTAGTGGTATAATTACTTAGTTTGTTTTTATATGTTGTCGATATTTGCAGTATCGGCATTTTTTTTTTAGTATTCCCAAATCTTTCAGCATTTTTTCCTGAAGATAAAGCGGCAGCTTCTTAAACTCATCCAAAATCCATTCTGACTTTTCTGAAACAGTTCCATGTACCATAACATCTGCATAATGAATTTTTCCGTTTATTCCTATTGGAACATCAGTCAAAGTTCTCATTTTCTATTTCCTCCCTTCTATCCCTGTAAAGCTCATCAAGTATCATATAATAATCCTCTTCTGATTCACATTTAATAGCTCCGTCTATCAAAAATTCGTCTTCATCTACTTGAATTCCAATCATATTTTATACCTCCGCTATTTTTAATTTATTCCTTGAAGTTTTCATTTTCAAAGCCGTTTTCCTGCTGTACCCAACCCATTTAATCTTAATCCCAGCCTCCTCGAATTTGAGAAGCTCCAGCATATCCTTTTTGAAGTCAGGTTCTCCACCTTCTATAATGACATCTTTTATTTCTTCAAACTTCCTGTCTGTCTTCGTGATAAAAGTTTTCATGTACATCCTGTTATTTTTATTGAAATCATTCAGTTTGTCCTGAATCTGCTTTTTAAATATCTCATAGTAAGCAAACAGTACAACCATCTCTTTTAAAGCCCTCTCGGTTTCTTTGTAATTGCATTTCAGATATTTACCAAATCTGGACTTTAATTCCATCAGTTCCTTTTGATACATCTTGGAAAACTCAACAATCACAAATTCATTTTTAAAATCTTTTATCTTACGCTGGTTCGGATTCTGCAGATCCTCGTACTCATATTCCTGTATGAGCCTGCTTACAGCCCTGAAAGTTCTTTGAATAATGTCCTCAAGCTTAAAAGTGCACCAAAGGGTATTTTTCTCAGTCAGCATAGGTATTTTTGTATCACCATTTATAAGGTTTTCGTCTGTGATATTAGGTATGTTGAAATAATTTCTGTAATGCTTGCACAGATTTGACAGCGCCATCATTGAGAAAACCTTTGTCTTTTCGTTCTTCTGTGTTGAAAACTCTCTATAGTCCAGTGCCTTTGACACCAGTTCCTGCTTTTCCTTCTGTTTTTTTAATTTCCTTTTCAGTTTCATAACCTGCTCCATCATTTCAATTTTTTCTTAAAAAACCAGTTCCACCAAAGAAGTACAGCCAGCAGTATTGGAAATACCAGGTTCCCTCCAGCGACCCATCGCCCTTTTTCCCTAATCACTTCCAGCTGTATAAGAACTGTTGCAGTTACTAGGAGCAGTATTTTTATCAGATTTTTCACTGTCAGCATTTTTTCCCTCCCATTTCTCAATCTCTTCCTTGTCCATTTCTATTTCAAGTTTTTCCCTGACTGTCATTTTGATAGCCCAACCTTTCTTACAAGTTTCTTGATTCTGTTCTTAATTTTTCTTTCTTCCATTTTTCTTCTTGTTTCTTTATTTTGATTGTTTACCATTACTAAAGCATCATATTTCATTTTAAATTCCTCCAAATTTCATTTTTAAAAATTCTTCATAAGTTATCCCAACGTACTTTTCAACTTGAATACGCTGAATGTCATAATCCCAATTGTGCTTTCCAGCCCTTCTTCTTGCTTGCTCATCTTTTTCATCTTTGAATTTTGGTATTGCAGTTCCAAATTTAAGTCTTCCTGTCTGCAATCCTACTCTTACATATTGCTGACCTTTTCCGACAAATTCAGCGGCTTCCTTTATTGATAATTGTAATTTTGTAGCCTGTTTCCTTATCCAGGATTCCGAAACTTCCATATTCTTTTCCTTTCCGGGATTGCCGTCCCTTAATTTTTTTGGTGTTTGTTTTCATTACTTAGTCCTTTAACGATAATTTTATGTTCCGTTTAACCACTCCCTTTTATTTTGATTTTCCTCCTCTTCCAAGGTATAATAAAAATAACTTATTACGAAAGGAGGTGTTATTTATGGATTTCAAATTTTCAGATTCCCAAATCCAAATGTTTAAAGATTTATCAGATATCTTTATTCTTGAAAGATCCGGAAAAATCATTAATGATAAGATATACGCTTCTTTCTGCTCTAATGAACATCAATCTTCCATACAAACTATTGATTTTAAAGAAATATTAGAAGACGATATTCTAATTCATAAAGATTCTGGCAAAAGATGCATCATAATTGATGTTGAACCTCTTAAATTTGGTGTTATCGCAAAATATGAAACTAATTCTCAAAGGTTGCGTAAACAACAATCAATAGGAAATATCTCTATTGGCAATATTGGCGGTTCGGCAATTATAGGTAATCAGCAATACGCTACTATTGATAATTCATCTATTCAAAATTTAAAAGAAATCATTTCTAGTAAAACAGAAGATAAAGAAATGTTAGAAAAACTTTTAAATCGTATAGAAACTATAATTGAAGACAATCAGCCTGTAAGCAAAGGTACATTTTCAAAATTCGCCAATATTTTTAAAAAATATCCTGATATAGTCAATGTAGTCGGTGCTACATTGCTTAAATGGTTATCTTCTATGAATTAGTTATTCTAAAGGATTCTATATCAGTAAATGTTATTGTTATAGTATCCTTTTTCATATCTCCGAGTTTATAACTACTCAAAGTAATTTCGCCAATACCTTTTAATTCAACCCCATCCATTTTTATGGATGTTGTCTTACCATTAATCACTTTAAATTCAAAATTATGTCCCTTGTTAGCCTTTTCTTCCATTCAACCACATCACTTCCTTTCTTTTTTCTTTTTTCTCGTTCCTACCAGCATTTTTTTAGATGTTTGCAACACTCATCTTTTTGTTTATTTTAACTAAACTAAAGGGGCAAAAAAATAAGAGGGTATTTCTTTTCTATCAATTTCTAAAATCCGACAAACTTTTTCAATTTCATCTTGTGTAAAATCTGTCTCATTGTTTAATTTCTTGCTTAAAGTAGCTTTTGAACATTTTAGTTCTTTTGCCAAAACATACTCGTTTTTTAATTTTTCTTTTATTCTACCCCTTAACATTGAGTAATTTCTTTTTTTCATAACCACCTCCTGTTAATGTTTTGTTTATTTTAACTAAACATATGATACCACAACATTTTAAAGAT